ATTACTTGGGCTACAGTAAAACAACTCCCCGAAACAACTCTAGTCGATCGTGAGTGGGCCTATTTTAATATCGCAATCACGCCCAACCACAGATACTATCGGCTGCGCGAGACTGTGGCAACTACATTCACCGTTCGCGAGATTGTGTTCTCTACTAGCCAGCAGGTTATTCCACTGTCACGCTTAAACCGTGACGACTACTGGAACCTACCTAACAAACAATTCCCATCTGTGCGCTCACTGCAGTACTGGTTTGATCGTCAAATTGAGCCATCGATGTACCTGTGGCCCGTTCCTAATAACGACTTCCAGATGTTCCAGTTAATTGTGGAAAAACAAATGGAAGATGTTGGATCATTAACCAATCAGATCTATGTACCTGATCGCTGGATCAACTGCGTACAAAAACAATTGTCGCACAGCATGGCGATGCAATTGCCCGGAGTTGATTTGAATCGCGTTACCTATTTAGAAGCTCAGGCGCAAAAAGCGTATCTCGACGCATCACAAGAAGAGCGCGACAAGAGCCCCATTTATTTTCAACCTAACATAAGCTACTACACACGATGAGCGGCGCATACGTAATGACCTATAATAATTTGGTGCAAGACGTCATCAATTACATGGAGCGTAATGATGTAGGTTTTGTTGAGCAAATTCCTAGCTTGATTGGGTTAGCCGAGGCGGCGATTGCCGCTGAGTTAAAGTCACTACTACAGTTGACCGTAGTAGAGACAACACTGGCAACCAATCAAGATGTCCTACAAAAGCCAGCCCGCTGGCGTAAAACGGTATCGATGAAAGTAAATGGTCAGCCCGTGCTACTCCGTTCGCAAGATTATATTGCTCAGTACCAATCAGAATCCGCAAATGGATTGCCGAAGTATTATGGCGAATATGATTATAACAACTGGAACTTTGCTCCCAAACCAGATCAGGATTATCCGGTTGAGATTATCTATTACAGCTTAATCCAGCCCTTAGATTTATCTAACCAACAAAATTTATTTACGCGTGAGTGCCCGCAAGCGATGCTATTTGGGACACTACTGCAAGCGCAGGGATATTTAAAAGCGATCGATAAGCTACCGATATGGAAGCAGTACTACACAGAATCTCTGGCAGCGCTTAAAAAAGAAGACAACTCTCGACGCATCGATAGAAATACTACGGTTCAGGAACCTTAATATATGCCAACTCCAATTTTTACATCGCCGTTTACTGGGACAGTTGTTCAACCAACTGACGTATCGTACTACGAACTTAATTTCAGTAGTAATGTGTCCCTCTTTTGGCCTGCAGTCGTCAACCCAACTCAAATTCCTGCGGCCCGTATTATTGATGCAACACCATCAACATCTGGTTTAATTATCACACTGCCCGAAGCAAATCAAGGCACAACTGGCGCAGATATTTTAATTCGTAACTTTGGTGGTAGCTCATTCACCGTTCAAGATTTTACTGGCACCGGATCTGTATCAGTAGCGTCTGGCGAGTCTAAATATTTTTACTTATCGGATAACACCACTTCCGCAGGCGTGTGGCAAAATGTTACATTCGGCGCAGGAACATCTTCTGCCGATGCTGCCTCACTAGCGGGCGACGGCTTAGTTGCGTTACTGGGTAAATTAAATGTTAACCAGAACGTCATTGAAATTACATCTCCCCCAATCATAACAGAATCCAATCGTGCCGATACTTATTTATGGATGGGTGGTAATGACAATATTGATTTACCGACGGTATCATCCCTAACCGCTGGTTGGTTTATTGCGTTCCGTAACTCTGGTAGTGGCGCCCTAACGTTCACTCCTCAAGGCACATCACTAATTAACAATAACTCTGCGCTAACTGTTAACCCCGGAGATTCCGGTTTTATTTTATTGCAGAAGACAACAAACAACTTTTATACGGTTGGCTACACCAGCCCAACCAATGTCACCTTCACATCGGCTTCGTATGATGTTGATTCGATTGTTGGTAACACACTCAGTTTGGTTGCATTTGCGCCAATTATTCAGACCTACTTAGCGTTATCTGGAACTAGGTCGGTTGACTTAGATGTAACATTACCTGCAACCACGCAGCTGTATATTTTAGTAAACAACACCGGGCAACCATCCTACAACATTACGTTTGTGGTGTCAGGAAGTTTGCAAACACCGATCACTCTTTCGGATGGCCAAGTGGCGTTGGTTTTAAGTGATGGTAATTTCTTGTATGTTATTAGCCAAACAACCTCCACCGCATTCCAAGCAATTAACGGAACAGCTGGCGCCCCATCCTATTCTTTCATAAATGACACCACCACTGGAATGTATTTAGTAGGAAACAGTGTCTTAGGATTTAGCGCAAACGCAATTCAAATGTTAGAGATGGACAATACCAATACACTAGATCCTCAAATAACAACCCCCGCAACATTTAACGCCGGACTGATTACTGGTGGAACATTCTAATGGCAGGAGAAAACCCATCGCAAGAGCAGTATAGCTTAGTCTATACGCTCGGCGTAAAATCCGGAATAAAACGAGACGGCACTATTTTTGAATCGCAAGAGTTTAGCGATGGTGAATGGTGTCGTTTCCAGCGTGGCGTTCCCAAGAAAATGGGAGGCTACCGTGAGATATTTAGTACCTTCAATGGCATTCCAAGGGGCATGATAGCAAACGCCTTTAACGGCGTTAATTATATTTTTGTTGGTAATGAATTTGGTTTAGAGGTATTCACAACCGGAACCACTTTCGGCGTTGGTAGTGGTCCGTACGTTGCAAACATTGCGCCGGGGTATTCTCCGTTTACATTAGTGTCTAACACAGCAAATAGTTTTGTGGTGGCCACTGATTTAACTGCCTCATTTCCAAACGGAATGCTTGTTATATTTGATAATGACATTACCACAGTTACTACAGTCACGGGAGCCACATACTCTTCACCAAACACAACGGTTAATGTAACCGCAGGGACAATCACGGGGTCTCCATCGACAGTGTCACTGTACGATGTTACTTTTACTGCCAGCCCAAAACTACTGTGGCAGTTTGACTTACAGTACTCTCCGCTGGGCGGGTCACTGCAAGTATTGGCTCACGGCGGACTAAATTTAGAGAACATTGACAACGCCATAAAGAGCCCGGTTCTGGTTGGAAACCTATTACCAGATAATAACAACGAGTGGAATTTTTCGGTTCTCTCTGATAGCGGCGGACAAAACCCAACGTACCGACCCATTGAGGTGGATGGTGGTGTTTGCGTGCTGTATCCGTTTGTGTTTGTGTATGGATCTGACGGATTTATCGCCAACAATAACGCAGAAACAAATTCAACACTAACTACTTACAACACCCAAACCTTGACTGATTGGAATGGACCAACCGCCAATCAGGTCAACATGGCATCGTCTAAAGTTGTTAAGGGCATCCCCGTTCGTGGCGGCACCAATTCACCGTCTGGATTGTTTTGGGCAACGGACAGCTTAATTCGTGTTTCGTTTATTGGTCAAACGCCACTGTTCTGGCGCTATGACATTATTTCTAGCCAGATCTCCACCATGTCCTCTTCCTGTTTTGTGGAGATGGACGGCGTGTACTACTGGATGGGTGTTGACCGTTTCTACCAATACAATGGTGCGGTCTCTGTACTGCCAAATGATAAGAATGTAAACTGGCTGTTTGATAACGTCAACTTCGTACAGCGCCAAAAGGTATGGGCTACCAAAGTACCTCGGTATAATGAGATCTGGTTCTTTTATCCACGCGGAGATGCTGCTGAGTGCACCGACGCTATTATTTACAATGTCAAAGATAAGATCTGGTACGACGCTGGTAGTGCCGATGGAGCAAGACGTTCTTGTGGTTACACCACCGAAATCTTCCCAACACCCATCTGGGCTGGCTGGGATATTTTAGTTACATCTAGCGCACCATTCACGGTGATTGATGAGCCCGCGGCTCTGTCTGCGCCAACGAGCTATCAAATTTATCTGAACGGCAACGCAACCACTACATTCAGCCCGGGTGATTACTTATCAACATCATCCACAGGAAACGGCCCAATTTATAAAATAGTAACTAGTGAGTTTATTTTTACCTCTGCTGTAACGGCAACAAACCCAGAGGGCGTTACTTTAATTACAGTGGCAACGGAGTTTAATCCTCTCTTAGTGGCGGGTGACTTAGTGTTCTATCTGGAAGGTGGATACCCTCTGTGGCAGCATGAGTTTGGTAAAAACAAAGTTACTTTTAACAATGAGTTTGCTATTACATCTAATATAACGACTTGTGATATTAGTTGGGTTGGTGGCACGCCA